AGGAAAGCGGCCTGATGGGCGTCCTGTCCACCGGCCAGAACATTCCTCTGTTCGCCATCACCGCGGGCGCCGACTCCGGCAAGACCACTTGGCTGGAGAAGACCGCCGACGAGATCCTGGCCGACGTAAATGGCATGGCCAAGCAGGTGGCCAAGATCACTAAGAACGTGGAGCGGCCTGACACCCTGTGCGTCCCCGCCGATGTCTACATGGACATCAGCACCCGCCGCATCCCCGACACCAGCACCACCGTCCTGAAGTTCATCCAGGAGCACGCTCCCTATATCAAGAACGTCGTGTCCACCGCTGAGCTGGACGCTGACAGCGTCGGGACCAACCCCTATGCCAAGGAGAGCGGCGGCCAGGGCGTGGCCTTCCTGTTCACCAACGATGAGCGGAAGCTCAGCCTGGAGAACCCCATGCCCTTCTACCAGTACCCGATCCAGGTCGAGAAGCTGGAGACCATCGTTCCCTGCGAGGCTCGTACCGCTGGTGTGATCGTGTACTACCCGCTGTCCGCCCTGATCGCGGTCGGTGTGTCCTGAGCGCACGAATTTTTTGCGGAGAGGTTAGCCAATCGGCTACCTCTCCGCATCCTTTTGGGTGAAGCAATACGTAAGGCGGCCGGGTCGCCACACCACGACCGCCCACGACAACATGGAGGTATCACATGAAACTGGTAAATGTCGGCGAGAAGATTATCAACATCGGGACCACGGTTCTCATGCCCGGTGAGTCCATGATCGCCAACGAGAGCATTTGCGGGCTCCCCGCCATCAAGGCGTTCACCGCCGCCGGTCTGCTGGCTGTTGATGACAGCGATACCGCTTTCCAGAAGGCCGTTGAAGAGGCGGCCCGGAAGATGGTCGAGGAGCAGGCCAAGGCAGAGGCCGAAACCGCTGAAGACAAGGTCGAGAAAACGGCGGCCGATAAGGTTGCCGAGGACACGGCCGCGAAGGCGAAAGCAGAGGCCGCTGCCGCTCGGGCACGTGCAAGAGCGAAGGCCAAGGCCGAAGCTGCGAACAAGACCGAGAACATCTCCACCGAGAGCGAGTAAGGGGTGAGCGCCATGAAGGCCATCGAGTATATCAGGCTTATCGGGAAGGAGTTCAAGGACACCAGCGATGACGAGCTGATGCTTTGGATCGAGATGGTCCGGCCGATGGTGAGCAAGAAGCAGTTTGGCAAGCTCTACGATCAGGCGATTGCCTTCCTTGTCTGCCACAAGATGAAGATGGCCGGTCATGGTGAGAGCCCCCTGGGGGATATGGGCGCTATCGGCATCGGTTTCGCTGTTGGAAGCGTGTCCGAGGGCGGCAGCAGCATCAGCTATGGCGCGAACCAGAGTTCCAACCTCGCAACGGATGCCGAACTCGGCTTGACCGTATATGGCGTCCAGTACCTTCAGCTCCGGCGAATGGTCATCGTCCCGATTCATTGCAGCGGCGAGATAATCGACGAGCCAAAGAAACGGAAGAAAACGGACCCGGACATCCCGATTGCTACCGCCACGACCCTTGGCGGCGTAAAGGTCCCGGCAGGCTCCGGCCTCAAGGTGGATGAGCGCGGCGCCATTTCCATTGACAAATCAGAAGGAGAGGGTGGGTGATGCCTTATGGCGTTTGGCTTCTCAGACCTGACGCCGGCAGGGAAACGGTACTTTGCGGAACTGAAGAAGCTCGCCGAGTCCGAGATCCAGGTCGGCTTCCAGTCGGACCAGACCTATGAGGATGGGACCAGCCTTGCCGAAATCGCGGTCATAAACGAACTCGGCTCCTCTGACACCCCGGCGCGGCCATTCATGCGCCAGAGCTTTGAGAACCACGAAGCGGAGCTTCAAGCAGCCTGCGACAGGGCAAACGCCATCTTATCGAATGGAGGAACGGCCGAGCAGGCGCTCAACCAGCTTGGGGTTTTCTGCCGTGGGCTCGTACAGGAGGAGATCGTCGAAGGAGGCTTTGCACCGAACGCAGAGTCGACCATCAAGAAGAAGGGGTCCGACCAGCCGCTGATTGACACCGGCTATATGAGGCAGTCGGTCAACTACGTCGTGAAGAGGAGAGGTGGATAGCCTTTGAACATCCGGCTTTTCAACAAGACCTACTGGGTGAGGCGCTTCGGCGAGCAGAAGGTCGTCAAGGGCTACGTCACCTCCGGCTATTCAGACTTCCAGGCAAGCCTGCACATCCATCCGCTGAGCACAGACCAACAGCAAGCCTTGCCCGAAGGTGAGCGCACGATAAAGCGCCTCGAAGGCCACGGAGAGATAAAACTGCTCGTGGCAAACCAGGACCTGAACCGCAAGGCGGACCTGTTGTACTACCACGGCGATTGGTATGAGTGCGTGGATTGCCAGCTTTACGACCACACCATCCTGTGGCACTACAACTACCAGTTTACGCCCGTCCCCAGGGACGCGGCGAGAACGCCAGATATTGAGAAGCCCCCCGGAGAGAATGATCCGGGCATATCTGAACCCGGCGAGGACGATCCCGGAAACGAGAACGCCCCAGAGCCTGCGCCCCCGGTGGCAACGGAAGACCGGGTTGGCTTCGTTATCGTTGAGCCGGGCTCCGGCCTAAAGGTCGATGCCGAGGGCAACCTCAGTCTTGACAGGACCGGAGGTGATGGCAATGCGGGCAACTGAGGCAAGGGAGCTGTTCAGGCAGCTCACGGCCAGGTACTTCGCCGGGGCGACTGTGACCTTCTCAAATCAGAGCAGGGTCGCCAAGCCGAGGGTCCCGCTGGTCACCATTACCCCAGGCATCGTAAGGCGGCCGACAGCCGCCAACTACAGCATGACCGATGATGAAGTCGTCGGCCATTACCTATCCCGCATCACCTTCCAGGTGGACCTGTTTACGCACGGTGCGCCAGTGGTGGATGATGAAACCGGGGAAACAGTGGCATACGAGAACACCGCCATGGACGATATGCTGTCCTTTGCGGATTTTCTCAACTCAGACTATGCCATCCGGTGGTGCCACGTCAACGACGTGAGCATCCTGATTGATGGCGATGTACAGGACCTGACAGGCGTTGTGAACGATACGAACTATGAGTATCGGGCGCGTATGTCGGTCCTGTTTTATTTCACCCAGAAAGCCGTGGGCCCGACCGCAGTTCTCAAAGAGTCGAGCATCCAGTACCCGGACGGAGAAGGCGGCTATACGCCCGAGACGCCCTTGGAGACTGAAAGCCCGACGAATGGCTATGAGACCGATGCCATGAAGAAGGAAGAGGCCGCAATCGTTGAGCCCGAATTTGAACAGACCTCCAGCGGCGGAGGCACGGAAGAGCTGGCAAAGGAAACTACCGGCTACTTCACTGAAGTTGAGATCAAGGAGGAAAAGGCTAATGAGTAAGAACTATGACCTGATTGCCACGGTGGACATCGACATTGCCTCCCCGCTTGTCGATGATACCAGCTTTGACAATCTGCTCATCGTTGGCCCGCTCCCGAAGGTAGCGCCTGAAAAGGCTCCTCCCAAGGTAGGCGCGTATTCGTCCATGGACGAAGTCCTCGAAGCCGGCTGGACCGCCAGCGGCGACGATGCCGACCCCATCGGAGTGGCCGCACAGGTAGCGTTCGGGCAGAGCCCGCGACCCACCACGCTTTATATTGCACCCCAGCAGCTCACGGCGGCAGCCGTAGTTGCCGGGAAGACCATCGAGGCGGTGAACTCCGCCATCGACGAGTACGCAGGGAAGAAAGAGGGCCTGACCGGCTGCTCCATCGCCTACGACGAAGGAACCCGTGTCCTCTGCATGACCCTGACCGGGCCCGTCTCTGGAGTCAAGAACACCGGACTGTTTGATATGCTGTCGGCCCTGTCTGCGGCCGGGTACACCGCCACCATCGACGGGACCGCTATCACGGATGGCAACAGCTTCATGTCCCTGCCGGTGTTCCGGGAGATCTCCGACCTTGAGGAAGGCGGAGAGGCCGTGCAGTTTATCATTGAGCTTCACGCTCCCGACAGCGACGAGGGTGTGCCCTATGGCGTCATCGTCCAGCGGCCCGGAGCGGTTGTCGCAACATCCCAGGTCCCGGACTTCACGGCTGAGCCCATCGACAACCCCCAGAACGAGGTCGAGTCCGCAGTTGAGACTGTCCAGCGGGCCGTTTCCTCCACCGGGTGGTATGTGGTCTGCACCGCCGGCGTAGACCCCGCCGAGTATGAGGAGATCGCCGCTTACATCGAGACCCAGGAGCGGATGTTCTGCTACACGGAGCTGGGCTTCTTCGGCGCCGGTGAGGATGGCACAGATCAGCCTACCGTTGGCACGGTCTATTACCGCACCAAGGGCATCTACGGGCGCGAGACCACGGATCAGGCCGACGAGGACATCCCGCCTGCCAACCTCTACATGAACGTGGCGGCGGTGGCGAAGTGGCTCAACTATGAGTCCGGCAGTGAGACCTCGGCCTTTAAGACCCTGGCCTCCGTGTACCCGTCCGAGCTGACCACCACGGAGATGCGGGCCCTGGCCGACGCCAACCTGGACTACTTCATTACCGTGGGCAACAAGAACATCACCATGAACGGCAAGGTCGTCGCCGGCGAGTGGGCCGATATTATCCGGTTCCGGGATTGGCTGAAGAACGATATGCAGGTCCGCGTCGTGAACCTGTTTATCACCAACCCGAAGATCCCGTACACCGACAGCGGAATCGGCCTTGTGCAGAACCAGATGCTCGCGTCCCTGAAGGCCGGCCAGGATGTTGGCGGCATCGCCGAGGACGAGTTCGACGAGGATGGATTTTTTTCTTTTGTGCACTTAATGAAGTGTAAAAAAAGCCACCCATGTGAAG